GTAGAAGGTGATGCAGACCACTCAAAATTTAAAAATATAGTTGGGAATCAACATCAGATAGAATCGTCTTGCATAAAAAATATTAGTCATCCAAATAAAATTAATACTAAAGAATATATTGAATGGGCTATGCCTAATTTGCTAGTATCTACATCATTTAACATTCGATCCAGGATACTGATTCTTGAGATGGGACATTATAAAGTAGATTTTTGGCCAGCTCCTACCTCTGAGGATATAAGTATATATTCTAAACAAGTGGCCGAAACTATAGGTGAAAAAATCGAATTGGCTGGAGTCGGGATAAAAGATAAATTAACCAGTCCGATAGATTGGTACACTGAGTATGATAAAATTTTTGAGATTGACTGGTATTGGAATAATCGTCTTGCCATTGTACAATATTTAAAACTATGTGGATTAACGCCATTGGCAGACAGAATCGATGAATATGCAGATAATGTGGTTGTAGCCAATCAATCTTTTGTTAACAAAGTTGACAGGTATTATCAGTTAGTTGATCAGATTATTGCTGGAAAAGACGAACCAATTACTTTAACTTTTTACGAAAGCAGTTTAATTTATGCGATGCTGTTAATGCATTATAATAAATCACATACAGATTGTCGATTATTGTCAAGCATGCCTACAAATACTCAAGATTTTTACAACATTTTTAACTAATAAAAAAGGAAATAATCATGGCAAAACCATTTGATATATCAAAATTCCGTAAGTCAATTACCAAGTCAATTGACGGACTTAGCACAGGATTTAATGATCCAACAGATTGGATTTCAACAGGCAATTACACACTTAACTACTTGATCAGTGGAGACTTCCACCGCGGTGTTCCCTTAGGTAAAGTAACAGTGTTTGCTGGTGAATCAGGTGCAGGTAAAAGTTTTATCTGTAGTGGTAATTTAATCCGTAATGCACAGAAAGATGGCATCTATGTTATCTTAGTTGATACAGAAAATGCTCTAGATGAAAAATGGTTACATGATCTAGGAGTTGATACCAGCGAAGAAAAACTACTCAAACTTAACCTAGCTATGATTGATGATGTAGCCAAAACTATCCATGAATTCATGAAAGAGTATAAAACATTACCAAAAGAAGAATGCCCAAAAGTTCTTTTTGTCATTGACAGTTTAGGTATGTTGTTAACTCCGACTGATATTAATCAATTTGAAGCAGGCGATTTAAAAGGTGATATGGGCCGTAAGCCTAAAGCACTCACAGCACTTGTGCGTAACTGTGTAAATATGTTTGGTAGTCACAATGTTGGTCTAGTAGCGACCAATCATACTTATGCGTCACAGGATATGTTTGATCCAGATGATAAGATTTCAGGTGGCCAAGGCTTTATCTATGCGAGTTCAATAGTGGTTGCTATGCGTAAATTGAAACTTAAAGAAGATGAAGATGGTAATAAAGTAAGTGAAGTCAAAGGTATCCGTGCTGCATGTAAGATCATGAAGACCAGATATGCTAAACCATTTGAATCAGTACAGATCAAGATTCCATATGAAACAGGTATGAACCCATACAGTGGTTTAACTGACATGATGGAAGGCAAAGGTTTACTAAGTAAAGATGGTAATCGTCTTGCTTATAAATCAGCTGATGGTAAAGAAATCAAACAGTTCCGTAAAGCATGGGAATCAAATGAAGAAGGTTGTTTAGACATTGTTATGAAAGATATTTCAGCTAATGCTAAACTATTAGATGGTGGACCAGCGCCAGAAGCACCAGCGTTAACAGATGAGGAGACAGCAGAATGAGTATTGAACTAGATGCATTAGGTGAAGTTTGGCTTACTTGTAAAGAGTATATCGCTCCTAAGGATCGCCAAGCGGCAGCAGATCATGTGTTGGCTATTGTAGCAGATCACAATATTGTTGAACGTGACCTTAAAGCATTTGCAGGTACAGACAGCTATCTTAAACGTAGCCTACAAGAATACCTAGGCGAAGATGAAGTTGAAGATGAGGATGATGACTATTAATGTGGTATAGCCGCGTAGTAGCTAGTTTAGGTGCGATACCCGATTTCATAGCACACTATGAACGGGAATTAGATGAAGCACGAACAGAAGTGGGGGTCTATGGTAACATAGAAAAGAATCTTGCTGGCCTGCCCGGGATTACAGAACGACGCTTCAATCAGCTACAAGAGATTGAAGCAGTTCTTAATTACCTCAACATTCAGTTAAGAAAAATACGCAAGAAACACTTCCAAAAGTATCTAGAAGGATACGCTCGTGCTTTGACTAGTCGTGATGCAGAAAAGTATGTTGATGGTGAAGACGAAGTCATTGACTTTGAAACTATCATCAATGAAGTAGCACTGCTACGCAACAAATGGCTGGGTATCATGAAAGGCCTAGAAAGCAAGAACTTCATGTTAGGACATGTCACACGCTTGCGCACAGCAGGTATGGAGGATGCATCAATTGGCTAGACACAGTCTAAATATATTAGAGACCATACAACAATATGATACTTTCTTAGAAAGCCTTAGAAACATAGCTGACGTGGGCTGTGGTACAGGTGAAGATGCTGTTTGGTGGGCTACCTTAGAAAATTATGCTGAGCCACCAGAACCCTATAACTTTAATTGTTTTGCAGTAGACAATGATCCTGCTAAACTAGCACAGGTTCCCGCTCTCAAAAATGTCAATAAATTACAAAGAGATTTCAGTGATGAACAGATATTTCCAGTCAGCATTGATCTAATGTGGGCGCATGACAGTCTACAATACAGCACTAATCCATTGCTGACATTACGTCGTTGGAATGAAGCCATGACTGTCAATGGAATGCTGATATTGTCTGTTCCACAACACACAGGTATTGAGCATAATCAACAATACAGCAGAGGCTATAATAGATGTTATTTTCACTATACTCCAGTCATGCTGATTTATATGTTGGCCGTAAATGGATTTGACTGCCGTGATGCGTACCTATTGAAAAAATTCCAAGATCCTTGGATTAACATGGCTGTATACAAAACTGACATCGCTCCAATGGATCCAGCAACAACCAATTGGTACGATTTAATTGATAAAAAACTATTACATCCTAGTATAGTTGATTCAATTAATTCCAGTGGTTATCTTAAACAAGAAGAAATCATCATGCCATGGTTAGATAAAGAATTATACTTTATTGACTACGTTAGCAAAAAGATGGAATGGAACCCAACTGAACCTCCAACAATAACTGGTGTGTTTAATGAAGTGATTAGATCCACAGAAACCACAGTGGTACAGGCTAAACCAACAAGTAAAAGTCAACAGTTACTTAAACCCCTACCACCAACTAGAAAGAGTTACAAACAAGATGATCAATAGCGTGGTAATCTGTACAGGTGGATTTGATCCACTACATTCAGGACATATAGAATATCTCAAAGCTGCTAAAGCCTTGGGCAATATCTTGATAGTTGGTGTTAACAGTGATAGTTGGCTTGAACGCAAAAAAGGCAGAGCATTTATGCCGTTTAAAGAGCGACAAGCTATCATCAGCAACTTGAAATTTGTAGACTATGCTATCGCCTTTGATGACACTGACGACACTGCCTGCGATATCATCGAAGAAACAAAACTAAACTATCCTAACAGCAAGATCATCTTTGCCAATGGCGGCGATAGAACTGCTAAAAATATTCCTGAAATGTCAGTCACAGATGTGGACTTTGTGTTTGGTGTGGGCGGAAAAAATAAGAAGAATAGTTCAAGCTGGATCTTAGAAGATTATAAAGCACCTAAAACAGAACGCCCATGGGGTTATTATCGTGTCCTACATGAAGTATCGGGTACTAAAGTAAAAGAGCTTACTATAGAACCTGGACAAAGCCTAACCATGCAACGACATTGGGACCGTGATGAACACTGGCATGTAGCAGAAGGTAGCTGTACAGTAGATTTTGAAGACGCTACAACAACCAGTCACGTTAAACTTAAACGACATGATCAGTTTACAATCAAAGCTGAATGTTGGCATAAACTATATAATCCCTACGATACCCCTTGTAGAATAGTCGAAATCCAATACGGTATTACCTGCAACGAAGAAGATATAGAACGCAGATAAATACTGTATCATGAACTTTAAAGAACTCCAAGAATCCGCAGGTGGAATGGCCAAGCGTTGGCTAGAATCACAAGTTTCGCCACACTACTGGACTGATGCTGCTGGTAATAGATATACTATGGCTAGCTTGGCGCAGTTTCCTATTAAAAAGCCTAACTTACCTATGGAAGATCTCTTGTTAGAGATTGAAACCATAGTTGAAGACATGGGTTTAAAAATGTCTCAGGTAAAGGTAGTCAACACACAACCAGCTAAACAAGGTGCTGCGATGTTGGTTGTCATGCAGGATCAAAAGAAAAAGCTATACCCATTTATTAAATTCTTCCAAAAGCGTACCATGGACAATATTGGTATGCACTGGACCCCAACAGATTTTGAAGAAAAAACAGGTCTTGCTTGGGAACAGACACGCATGACAGGTACTGGTAAAGACCGCCAAGCAGAAGTTATTAAACGCATTGGACTTAAACCAGTTGATGTAGTAGCTGTTAATACCAACATTAAACCTATACAAGTTCCAGTACAGGTAGATGCCATGCTACGAGAAAGAAATGTAGATGCAACACTGTCAAAAGCCATTGGACAATTAGTTAATAATGCTCTACTAGGTAAAACAACTCCTGTTAAAGGTCTGGCACCATATGAGAGAGATATTAAAGTTGACTTTGGCGAAGTAGCTACACCATTGGCATTGATCAATGGAAGTCTAGCTGGTGGCAACTATAATGATGTTGAAACACAATTATTAAAAACATTAGGTGTTACGTGGAAAAATGTCAAGTCAGTATTTTATCCAGCTGCACTAAATGAACCTTTATATGACAGTCAAATCAATTGGGCCAATGGTACTACACTACGCATCAGTAACAAAGCAGAAGGCAAAGGCGGTGCAGCTTCGCTGTCAAGTATCGCTGGTGTTATCAACCGCTATCCAGAACGTTTTAGCAACGCAGACAAAAGATTACTTAACACAAAATATAAGTTGTTTGTCACAGCGATTGATATGATCATGCAATATAACGCAGTAGAAGGTCCTTTGATGTTAGCTAATGCTATGGGATTGATTACTACTCAAGAAGTTCAAGTAGTTAAAACCTATGTTGATCAAAAGATTACTCGAGGTACCAAAGGCATCACACCAAATCTTAAAAAGATTATGAAGTTGATGGCTGCTAAAACTGACAAAGCAGATTACGCTGTTTGTTATCATTTAATTTCTGCTGTGGCTAGAGCTTGTATACATAGACTAAACGCAAATGTCAATCTTACCACAGAATTCTTTACATTTATCTTAAGTCGCGCAAATTTAATCCAAGTTAACCAATTTACCGCACGCAGTGGTGATGCTGTGGGGTGGGCACGATTTGATGTAGTTTGGCCTCCAGTATTTACGGGCAAGATTGTATTCAGTGCCGCTGATTACCAAGCCAATAAACGTCCAGGCAATCGCCTAGCATTCAAAACATAATTGTTGACATTCGCAACAAAATCTGTTATACTTAACTGTAAATTCAATAATTATTGGAGTATTCTATGTCAGTAAAAGCAGTCAACACCGTTGAACGTTATAACATTGATAACTGTATCAAACCATTTGAGGGCAATCGTTTCCGCATGATTCTAGCAGGCGCTGTTCGTGCCCGTGAAATCGCCAGTAAACGTGTTATCGCAGATAAAAATGGTAATCGTAAACCTTACGCAAATAAAC